GCTCACATTCGAGTTAGGGGTCAATGTTATCTCACCCAGCGTTACTACATATAAGAATATAACATACTACTTAAGCGTTACTCTAAGCCATATATGTTCTAAACGCTTATTAACCCCTGTTCAATAGGGGTATATAAGGCTTTAGATTGGTTAGCCCTTAGAGTAAGACTTATATATGATTAAAGACACTAATATATGTAGTGTGTCCATCACGAGTGCAGAGATAGGGCAACAAGTATGCCTGATACAGACCCTGCGTTTAATTCAAGAAATACAAAACAATGGAGTGAAGGTCTAGACTCATTCTAGGCAACCCATATGGGCAAGAGTAGTCCTTATATAGAAGCAAAACTAACAGTATAACATGACAGAAATAGTGCTGAAGAACAAAGCAGAACTGACAGAGATACTTAGAACAATATCTCAACTGGCACTCAAGTGCGACAGGCTCTTGAATCATGACTACTTGGCAAAAACCGATGAGGGCTACGGGGATCAATATGGTGATCTTCAAAAAGCAATGGTAGGCATGATCCGTGGTAGTGAAATAGCATTTGAGGAACTAACTGGTGTAAAATACCAGAATTAATTTTTTTATAATTAAATCACTGTGAAGGTTTATTAACCCCTGTTAATAGGGGTATATAAGCCTTCAGAATACTATCATAAAAAAAAAATTATACGGTGATCCAGTCACCGTTCCATTTCTTGCCGTTCAAGAACCAGTCAAAATTCTTTTGGGATATACTAACACCATTAAGACCGTTTAGACGATCTTTGGTAGTGTTGGTAAAATAACCAGCGTTTGTGATCATTAATTCACCGTCTTTAAATTTGGCGAGTTCATGACCCCACAAACACAAAGCCCCGTCTTTAACTGAGTCTCTTTTTGATAGTTGGCAGTCTTTACGATTTGCAAAAGCTCCAACGATCTGTTGTGTTATTTTTCGCATACTTTATATTATTTTATTTATATTAAAGTGTTACTCTTAGGTATTTGAAGACTTATTAACCCCTGTTGAAAAGGGGTATATAAACATTCAGAACAGACCATAAAAAAATGTGGACTATTCGTCCGTTCTATTGTCGCAACTAGACCCACCACAAAACAAATTATGGTCTCCAGCATACATGCAAGGAGCTTCAGGGTCGTCCGTGTCTGATCCAAATAACACTAAGTCCAAACAATTGTCAATAGATAATTGACATGCTGAACATAGGTGTGGATAGTTTTTCCCAGTTAGAAATTCCATAAAGCATATAATACATACTATGATAAAAGACTTACTCTCAGCAATACCAAATAGGGGTATATAAACATTCTAAGCATATCATAAAAAAAAATACTGGCTTAAGCTAATCTCAAGCCACGTCTCTGTTTTGGTAATATATCGTGGTATGCAACGATTTTTACCAAGTCTGCAAACTTAGTATCTGTGCTAATTGTCTGAACTTCTGAACATTTACAAGACACATAAGCCCCGTTATATTCTAGCTCACAAATTGGACAAATATCAAGTCCTTCAGTTGTAATAACCATAATAACAAGACAGCGAAATAATACTTAAGCGTTACTCTCAGCAATACATGCTATAAACGCTTATTAACCCCTATTCATAAGGGGTATATAAGCTTTCAAACATACTTCAAAAAAATATACTCACTTTATTGCGTGAGTGTATCTCTTATTTGTTGCCTTGTCTGGGTGTAGTTTGTCAAAGTCTACAGCGTATTTTTTGAAGCGTTTTATCTCTTCAGGTGTTCTACGTTCGTCAGCTTCTAAGTTTTGTAATGAAGCGTCACCAGTCTCATTGCCATATTTCAAGGCTGAGATTATTGAGTGAATCTCATTCACAAACCCAGAAGGGTTCTTTTTCATCATGTTTTGAAGTTTTCGACCCCTTGAATAATAGTCAATTGAACCCAAGTCAGCCAATATTGCTTCCTCAAATTCTTTGTATTCTGTGGTGTCTTGTCTTGCATGTTTCCAAGCGTGGGCGATTTCGTGAACGCATACACAAACTACATTATCAATTGATAGTTTGGCAACGTTCAATCTTACTATTCTCTTTGATTCTTGGAATTGACCAGCCCACGAAACCGAAGGGTAAACGTATGTAACTATACGTTTTACAAATCTTCTATTATGTCCTAGGTGTAAAAATTCTGGTGTTGTTTCCAAGTCTTCGAACCATGTGTGTGCTATGTCAGCTACCTCTTTTGAAGGTGCGACCCAGTGACCCATTCTTACTATTGAGCCATCAAATAAGACACGGTCTTCAGTGCCCGTCATTTCTACACATGTTTCATCTTGGTGATTGATTTTTACCATAAGAGAGGGTAGTTTTTTTCGCTTATAAGAGTTACTCTGAAGGTATCTCTAAATGCTTATTAACCCCTAATCAACAAGGGGTATATTAACATTCAGGACATAACAAAGAAAAAGAAAAAGAGGTGGGTTATTCCCTGTAAGGGTATGCTTCGTGCATTGCTTTGAGTTCTGCAAGGGGCAAATGCATTCCACGCATTGCTTTACCAAGCTTCTCAAAGCTATAACCCGTGTGGTGACCCCATCGGTTTAACTCAAGGATTACACAAAGCAGGTCAATTACTGCCCACTTTGAATCTTGGCGTTCCGTGTTGTCACCGTTAAGACCCTTCTCATGAACGATCTTAATGAAGTCGTGGATTAGTTGCTCTTCCATATTGAATATAGTAAACAGACATAGCATATAAAGAGCTCTCTCAACAAATCACAAGAGTAACACCTATATACTACCCAAACAATTCCACAGAGTTGGGATTTCCATAAATACGTTCTAGGTGCACATAGAGAAAAATCAAATTCGGGGGGTTTTTCCTAATACAAAGATACAAGTTAATAACTCGAACAATTCAAACCTGACACTAATTATTATCCTTATAATCCTTGATTAATTTAGATACAAGTTTTACCCTATAGGCTACTTGATCTTCCTTTATTTTTGATTTTGGATCATATATAATCGTGGGGAGAATGCGAACCCAGTCTGCATAATGCAGTTTCCAAGTCTTCTCATCATCATATATTATCATTTTACAAACTCCCAGTCAAACTTACAGTTATCACACAAACAATGTTTGCCCAGCCAACTTTTCTTTAAACTTACTTTTTCGCTTAGGCAATTAGGACACTCCATTATATACCACCAAACAGGTGTATATATGCCAATACGCCCACGACTATTATACATGACCAGAAACCTATCGCAAGTTTTTTCTCAACAATCATCTAGTAATTCACCCTCATCTACTCCACTGTTTTCTATTTTTTCATCAAGTTGTCTTATTTTCTGCATTAACAGCCATAGTCTATTGTCTATTTTAGCCCTGTCTCTTTCTATTGACAGTAATTCATCATGTATCCACTTATACATTTTCATTCACCTTTTGATGGACTACAGAACCCTGTATCCTGAATACACACCTTATAAGATTTCTTTTCGTATGGTCTCCAAATGGGTCACCACACGCAACACATATCATCTTTGAAAGTTGACCATTACTTATCGTCAAATATAGTCCCTCCCTCTAATGGTAAATAAGCGTCATGTTCGTCCTGATCTCTATGTTTTGTTCCTACATGTCTTAATACTTCGTCAAAGTCCTTAAATATAGCACCACAATATATGCAGTGTTTTATATCTTCGATTGGCAGTTATATCATACTCCTTGTTCAAGAACGTCAGTCCCATATTCTTCTTTACTGTATTTTTTTTCCTCTTTAATTTCTTTTATATACTTCGTTGTAAAGTCCCCATATATTGAAAGAAATATTAGAGTAGCACCTATTGGTAAAAATAAGGGCAACATTATGATTCCTGCTGCAAGTAGCCAGACATTCATTTCTTTATATCTCCTAACGTATGTAATATATCATACAAGTCTTTCTGAATAGCACCTAAATCTTTGGCACAAATCGTGAGTCTGAGACTGAGTATTTTGATCCTTTCGTGTAACTTGTCAACTTCTTCCATACACATGTATACTATCCCTGCTATATAAGGCTTACTCTTCATATATGAAATAGCATCAAAACAATTTTTGCCCTTTCGGGCAACCCAATTAATGACTGGGTGGTAGTAGGTCTTTAAGTTCCTTTATCTTGTCCTCGCATAGAAAGGAAAGTTTCCAGAATGTCCTTTTTTGAGCATGTGGTATATCGTCCATATGCTTCGACTTACCATACGTCAATTCAAACCATCTTATTATATTGCTATAGTCTTCAGGTTCTAATTCTACCATATTTTCATTTATATACTATGTTTAATAAACATTGTGTAGCTGGTTAGTAACTCCAGCCCTCCCAATTTGGGTATGCATACTCACACCACTACACATATATCAATCTTTTTATATTAAGATAAGTATTACTGTATATGGGTCTCTTAAATAAGAAGGCAACAAAGCACACACATGACGATGGAACTGAACATAGCCACGCAAATGGCGATGTATACCACGAGCATGGAGAATGTGGTTGTGGTGAAGCAAGAAGTATTATATGTAAACTACATGGCGACAAGTGACAAAAACGTTACAAATCCTTAACAAAGTATATAAGGTAGCAACCATTCATTAATTTATGGGATTGAGGTCAACTTTATCTACAGTATTGAAAAATGTTAGAAATATCAACAAAGGCTATACCGAAACAACCACAAGACCATCAGTAGCCCAACCTTACATGAGCACTGATACAGGTGCTAAATTACCAATATTTCCATTTCCACTTATAATGATTTATGAGTTGGCAGATAACATAGACGCTTTAAGGATACCAATAGAAACTCTCAACAGAGAAATGTTTAAGAATGGTTTCGAAGTAGTTGAAAAATTTAAATTTAAATGTGCAAACTGTGGCAAAGAATTTCAATACAAACCAATTAAGAATGACTTGAAAGACGAACAGCCATTTGAACAAAACCAAGACAATGAATCAAGCCAATTACCAAGAAGTGACGCAAAGAAGGCAATAGCACATGAATTAAATCCTGAACAAGACATGGAATGTGATACATGTGGAAGTAACGACTTGATAAGACCAATTCCAGAAAATAGAAAACTACTTGAAACAATGTTAGAGAATCCAGTAAACGGAAACAACCAGACACTGGAAGACTTGTCAAGACAGTTGGAACGGGATTTGGAAATCGCAGACAATGCATATTGTTTAATATTAAAAAATTATAAAATAGATGATAGAACGGGAAAAATTGATACTAAAAATACAGAGATTAAGGAATTTCTCAGAGTAGACCCACCTCAAGTTGCGTTAATCGCAGACTCTGACGGAAGAATAGGGTATGATGACAAGCGAAATGCCATATTTGTATGTCCAAGGTTCGAACATCGTGATAAAAGACTTACAACACCAAAATGTGACAGGTGTGGAGCAGAGGCATTGAAAGCAGTGCTTGAAGTTAACTCAGTTTACTCTATAGGTATTCCACAGCCAAAGCGTGTAGTTTATGGTGAAGGTGAAATTATTTGGAAGGCAGGAAAATACAAACCATCACTGCTTTATGGATACAGTCCAATTTATTCAGTGTGGTCAAAGGCTATGGCACTAAGTCATATGGACGAATATATCAGAAAGTATTTCGACAAGATGAGACCACCAAGAGGCATGTTGGTTATCGCTTCACGTAATTACGAAACATTTAGAAAGTCATGGGACGTTCTAGAGCAAAAAGCAATAGAAGACCCCTACATGATACACCCACTTTTAGTTGAAAGTGACAAGGGTGGTAAGAATATGGCTCAGTGGATTGATTTCACAGGAAGTTTAAAGGAATTAGAATTTACAGAAATTAGAAGAGAACTTAGAATGATTATAGGAGCAGTGTTTGGAGTGCTACCACTTTACTTTGGTGAACTACCAAGTGGTTGGTCACAAGAAGGATTACAAGTTACAATTACAAACAGGGCAATCAAATGGGGACAGGATATTTTATATCAAGCGTTCTTAAGGAAGTTTGCAAAGTTAGTGGGAGTTGAAGATTGGGACTTGAGACTAAAAGGTGGAGAAGAGAATGACAAGTTAAGAGACTTGCAGATACAGGGTGTAGAGATACAAAATATGGCTGCTATGCAAGCTATGGGCTTTGAAGTTGCAAGAACACACACGGGAGAGTTTAAGGTATCTAAGAACCCAATAATAAATCCACAGATGATGATGTTGGAAGGCAAGGCTGCCGATGACGAGAAACCAAATACATCTGGTTCAAAGGGAAGAGGAAGAGGCACTGCTGCACCAAAAGAAGATCAGCAAGAAATGGACGGCAAACCTAAAAAACAGAGACCATCAGACAAGGGTGGTATAGGTCAAGGAAGCCCTTCAAGTGGAAAAGGAACAAGTCAGTCTAAAAAATCAGACCCTTCAATTAATCTAGAACCAAAGAAATTTCCAGATGGAATAACACCAGCTAATTTTGAAGTAGTAAAAAGAACATTACAAAGCTCAATAGATTTTGACTGGACTAAAAAAAGAACAGTTGAAGAATTAAGAAAAAGTTCTAGCATGACTGTAAGAGACGCAAGGGAATTAGTAAAGCAGGAACTTGCAGATGTAAAACGCTGGGAAGAGGAAGAATTTTAACCCTAAAAGTTTATAAACACCGAAAACAATGATAATTATGGCAGATAAAAAAAGCAAAGATAAACCAAGGGAGAAAGCCACAGTAAAGGTGACAGTTAAAGAAATAACTGTAGGAACAGCAGCACTAAAACCAAAAGTAACAAATGTTTACAGTGCAGATTTTTCTGAAATAGACAACACAATAGAAAAAATCAAAAAGGAAATCAGAAAAGTTTGTCAAGGGGACTACTCTAGCAACAATTGTTATCTTATACTTGAGGAAGCGTTAAAGAAAATAGTTTTGGCGAATCATTAAGTTGGCAACTAAGCTAAATGTTGATACTGGTGGTCAAGATATTGGTAAAAAATTATGGGACAAACATCAAAAAGACGAATATACACATGTAGATAATTATAAAGAGGCAATTTGTCTTAATTGTTTTAAGAAAGACGCAGCTTCGGCTACAATCGTAACTATTTGTGGCGAGTGTGCAGGTAAGAGAGGTAGAGAACCACTACTTGCAAAGATGTCAGACAAGTTTTATGGTCTTTGTTATTTTTGTGGTGAACACAAATTCCACATAGAAGAAATTAACGCAAGATTTTGTCGCAGATGTCATAGAAAGATAGCAAACGTTACAAAAGAATACAATAAGAAGGGTGGACTTTACGCAAATCCATTTTGGTCAAGAATGAAAAAGAAAAACGGCAAAGATTGGAGACAATTATTTTCTGGCAACCTTGGAAATAGGCGTTAAGAGAATAAATTCAATTCTATTTGACGCTAGATTAAAAAACTTCTTAGTCCAGTCTATTTTTACATTCTTTTTTGGCTTATCACCCCAAAACCTTCCAACTTTAAAGAATATTTGTGGTTTTCTTAAGATTTTTTTGAAAAACATGATTTTTTCACCTTTTGGTTCAAAAGATACGTCATCATACTTAACAAGCCTTTCGTTACCCTTAAGATATTTGTCTATATTATTTTTTTGGTAGCAACTTATAGATCTTGATACATCTGGTCTGTCAAAATATCTTTCACAGTCAAGAACAACCATAATTTTTTCATCTTCTGTTATCCATATGTCTTGTAATGGTAATGATGTTTCATTTACTTCTAGTTTTGGTGATACAGTATGTTTATTTCGTAAAACATATTCGTCTACTGTGTCATATACATGAACACTTATACCCATGAATAGTATAACACATCTTTATTAATAAAGGTTTTGTTTTATCGGCATGGAAGAAGATGGTAGTAAACAACCGTGTAAATGTGGCTCGTCATTATTCGGATATTATGCAGATCAAGGCATATGTTTTGTGTGTTTTGCATGTGGTAGATTCACGTTAGACGGCTTTAATGATGAGATAGAAGGTATGTTCAAATCAGACCCAATGATATTATTACACCTAATACAAGAAGGTCATTTAAAACCATTATCTGGTATAAGTGAATGACACTATAATTTAAATACCTTTAATACAGTATAATTATATGATTGAAACGTATTTTGGTGACATATTCGCTGAGATAATATTAGCCGTCATTCTAGGTGTTGGTGGTCTAATAATAGGTTATTTCAGAAAAATATCAAAAACTCAAACAGACTTGTGCAATAAAGTGGCTAACCTAGAAAAAGCCCTCATTATTTTATGCACAGCGTTAGACAGGCAGACTAACAGGCTACACAACGAAGAAGACGTAAATAGTGATTTACAAGACCTTGTGCGTAAGATCATTAAAGATAACAAATAACTTTATATAATCGAATCTCGGTGCTGGTATATGGTAGAAGCATTAGTTTTAGTCGCAGTTGCAGCCATTATAGGTGCAGGATTGAATACCTTGAGAGGATATTTACATTCTAAAGAACCATACAGTATAAAGAAACTGGCAGGATCTATAATAATAGCAACATTTGCAGCACTTGCTCTGTCCCAAACAATAATCGTTGAGGGATTAACAACAGAAGGTGTAGCACTGATTGGTTTGGTAACAGGCTTTTCTGCTGACTATGCAATAACAAAAGCAAAAAAGTAGGTGTTTTTTAGGTATATATTATATACCACACTTTTTCCTTTTTTTTAAATCTTTAAATAATGCAAGTAATCATATATGTCATGAAGATTGGAACATTGAGAACTAAGTCAATGACGGTTTTAGACTCAACAGATGAAAACAGATTTTTTGAAGGTTATCTCACAGTTGAGATGAAAGACAAACAGGGTGAAATAACAGTAGTTGATGAATTATACAAAGTTCTTCCAATATGGGTTGACAGAGGAGCACCAATTACAGATACACATTCTAACAGGGTTATTGGCAAGGGTATTAACTTTGCAAAAACTACATTAACAGAAGGTGGTGTAACATATCCTGCAATTAAGATAACTGGTAAAATACATAAAAATTATGAATTAGATACTGATATTTGGGAAAAGATAAAATCTGGTGAATATAAGGGTCTTTCATTTGGTGGAGCAACAAAGGCAAACAGAGTTCCAAGAGTAATGAAGGACGGAGAAATTGCATATGCACTTACAGATCTGGAACATTATGAGGTAGCAGTATGTAAAGACCCAGCAGTTCCATTAGCATTAATCACTGATTATAATACACTTGCAAAGGCAACAGTTCCGTCAGAACCTAGGGGAGATGGTAAAGAAATAATCACATGCACTAAATTTGGCTGCTATGTTAACAAACACGAAGGTATAGACGAGCCAGAATATCATGATGAATCAATAATAAAAACTGGTGGTGAAGATTTCTCAAACGCAGACATAACTCCTGCAACAGCAACCAATACTGTATCACAAAGCACCCAGACTGCAAAGCCTATTAAAACACCTAAAAATGTGGGTGTAAAAGAAAGCGAGGGTGGAGTCAAACTTAACGTAACACCATTAGAAGGTGGTATTGCTGACAATAAATTCACCAAAGCTACAACAGCATTAAGTGGAACTGGTGGTGGGGTTAGAGCAAACATACCAGATGGAATAAACAGACAAGATGGTGGTAACAGTAATCAAGTAACAGAAGATATTGAAGAATTAAAGAAAAAAGATATAAAATATGGTCAATATTGCACTAGCTGTGGTCAGAAGAAACCACCAACTAAAAGAGTAGGTGCTGGAGGTGATTCACCAAGTTTTCTGATACAAGATGACTCAACATCAACATGCCCAGATTGTGATAAAAATAAATCAGATATAAACAAAGTAATAGGAGCAATAATGGCAGGTGCAGAAAGAATAAAATCAGGTTTTGAAACAACAGACACTGACATAAAATTAGGTGGTCAAGCAGTGCCTACAGAAAAAGAGAAACTAACAAGTTCGTTAGGTGCTCAAAACAAAGAAACAACAGTAACAACTAGTTAAGTAATCTTTATATACCCTTTATATATAGGTTCTATAAGAACATGGTCAACGAAGACAATTCTAACAAACAAGTTGTAGAATCTGAAATCACCAAAAGTGAAGAAGATACTCAACGTGTTGATACGGAAAAATCTTTCCAAGAAACTGTAAAATCAGGTTTTGACACACTGACAGAAGTTGTTCAGTCTATTGCTGAATCACAAAAGACAACGCAAGAAGTCTTAGGTGGATTAGACAACAGATTGAAAGCACTAGAAACACCAACTGACTTGCCACTGTCCCCAAAAGGAACAGCAGCAGCACAGGACGTTGGGGCAAAAGTAATAGTTCCAGATACCTATCAATCAAACTCTAAACAAGTAGGTTTAGATTCTGATAGACAGGGCGAACTAAAACCAGCCTCAGACAAAGGTGGACTAAAAATGCAGCAAAAATCAGATGATACAGAATTTGTAGAGAAAGCACAGCATACTTTTACAACCGAAAC